CTTATTTAATCACAAGTCAAAGAGAACTTGTGAACACTTTTGGTAATCCATTCTTCTACAACACAACTGCTGGTACACCAATCAACGGTTATGAATTAAACGAATATGGTTTATTAGCTGCTTATTCAGTTTTAGGTGTCAGCAATCGCGCTTATGTACAGCGTGTTGATGTCGACCTAGCTGAACTCGCCGCCAGTTTAACACGCCCAACTGGAAATCCAGACAACGGTACTTGGTGGTTAGACACAGTTGAAACTACCTGGGGTATTTTTGAATGGAGTTCAACAACTAACGCATTTACTAATAAAGTGCCACTAGTTATTACTAATGCTAGTGATTTAAGCGCAGGTATTCCTAAAGACAGCTTAGGCACAATTGGAAGCTACGCAGTTGTAACAACCAACGTAAATAATCCAGTTTATTATAAAAATTCAAGTAATGATTGGGTACTAATTGGTTCAGATGATTGGAAAGCCAGTTTAAACACTATTTTGGGATCTACATCGTCACCATCGGTTACTGCTGGTAACAGTATTGTTGTTAACGGTACTACTATCAGCTTAACAGGCACAACACTGACATCAGTAGTTGACGATATCAACGGTGCTAGTATTACTGGTGTTACTGCATCAGCAGTTAGCAACAAATTGGCAATCCACGTTGAGTCTGGCGCAGGAGATGATTTAAGTTCTGAAGACATCAGTGTTACAATTGCTAATGGCACCGGAACACCGTTAACTGATCTAGGTATTACTGCAGGCACCTATTATGCTCCTGTATTACAACAATCAGCACATACTTCAATTCCACGCTGGAGAAGCACAGATTCTGTGCCACGTCCAACTGGTTCAGTATGGATTAAAACAACTAACGTTAATTTAGGCACCAGCTTATCAGTTAAGAAATATGACAGCACGATTGGTAGTTTTGTATCACAAAGTTGCCCAGTATACGCTAACGATGAGTCTGCTAACTACGGATTAGATCCAAGTAATGGTGGCAGTGCATTAGCAGTTGGTGCAACTTATGCACGTTATGATATCAACGAAAATAATACTGCAACACTAAAACTGTTCCAACGTCAAGCAAGTGGTTCTACTGCAATCGTTGGTAACACAACTAGTCCGACATTTACTTCAACCGAAACATTTACTATTAGTGCAAGCGTTAGTGGCAGTAGTGCAATGACAACTCCTGTAACTGCTACACTAGGTGGTACATCAGCAGCAGATTTTGTTGCAGCATTCCTGGCAGCAGGGGTAGCAAACACTTCGGCTGAAGTATTAACAACTGGTGCTATTCGTGTTACTCATACACAAGGCGGAGTTATTCATCTAGTTGATACTTCTGGTACTCCAGTAGCAGATGCAGGTTTTGCAACAACTGTTGATGGTATTACTTCCCGCATAGTTGATGGTGCAGCAGAAGGCATTATTTTAAGTAACTGGATTCCAATGGAAGATCCAGATGGTACGTCATACTCAGCTAACAGTACTGCACCTGGACAAGATCCAGCAGATGGAACTTACTGGTACTATAGTACTATTAATGAAGTTGATATCATGATTCATGATGGTAGTAACTGGAAAGGTTATTTAAATGTTTCCAATGATGTTCGTGGTTTTGATCTAACAAATACAGATCCGGCAGGTCCGCAAGTTTCTGCTAGTGCACCTACCACACAGTCAGATGATACAGCACTTGTTTATGGTGACTTATGGATTGACACATCAGACTTAGAAAACTATCCAATGATCAAACGTTGGGAAGTTGTTGATGGAGTTGATCAATGGGTGTTGATCGATAATACAGATAGCACAACTGAAAACGGTGTTGTATTTGGTGATGCTCGCTGGGGCACAGCGGGAACAATTGATCCTGTCACAGACAGTATCCCAACAATTACTAGCTTACTATCTAGCAATTATTTAGATCTTGACGCTCCAGAAGCCGCTAATTATCCAGCAGGTACATTACTGTTCAATACACGTCGTTCAGGCTACAACGTTAAGCAATTTGTATTAAATCACTTTAACGCAACTGATTATCCTGGCGAAACTCTACCAACAGAAACTAATTGCTGGGTAAGTGCTTCAGGCAACAAGAACGATGGTTCAATGTATGCAGGTCGTCAAGCACAGCGTCGTATTGTTACTCGTGCAATGCAGTCAGGTATTGATGCTAACACAGAAATCCGTGAAGAACAGCGTGTGTTTAACATTATTGCTGCCCCTGGTTATCCAGAATTAATTCCAAACCTAGTGGCACTAAACAATGATCGCAATAATACTGGATTTGTAGTTGGTGACACACCATTGCGCTTGAATGATTCAGGAGCAAGTTTAATTGATTGGGCAACCAATAATTCGGGTGCTGGTTTAAGCACAGGTGATGGACTGTCAGTATCTGATAGCTACCTAGGTGTGTTTTATCCATCAGGACAAACAAACGACCTAAGTGGCAACACCGTGGTTGTACCGGCATCACACATGATGATCCGCACACTAGTACGCAATGACGAAATTGGTTATCCATGGTTGGCACCAGCAGGCACACGTCGTGGTACAATTGATAATGTTAGCGCACTAGGTTATGTAAATGCACAAACCGGATCGTTTGTACAAATTGCTAATCGTTCAGCGGTACGTGATACACTATACGAAAACAATGTTAATCCATTAACCTTTATTCCGGGTTCTGGTCTAGTCAACTATGGTAACAAGACTACACTAAGTGGCACGGCATTAGATCGCATTAACGTCGCACGTTTGGTTGCCTTTGTGCGTGATCAAGTTGAATCAATTGCTAAAGGATTCATCTTTGAACCAAATGATAAGTTAACACGTGATGAGATCAAGAACCAAATTGAAGGTTTAATGAACGATCTAATTGCGAAACGTGGTATTTACGATTATCTAGTTGTGTGCGATGAATCAAACAACACAGCAGCACGCATCGATCGTAATGAACTATATGTTGACATTGCTATTGAACCAGTTAAGGCAGTTGAATACGTTTACATTCCAGTGCGTATCAAGAACACCGGTTCTATTGCGGCAGGCTTATAAAAAGTAGATCATTCTTTCTACTAACTTTACGGGGGTCATTTTTGACCCCCTTTTTTTGCCTCCAGGTTCTGGATAAATAATAACATATAAAACTTAATTAGGAGAAACATTATATGGCGGTTTCATCATTAACTAGAATGACAGTACCTTTAGCGAGCGATCAGTCAAGCTCGACTCAAGGTCTATTAATGCCAAAGCTAAAATATCGCTTTCGCATTATTTTTGAAAACTTTGGTGTGTCAACACCACGTACAGAATTAACAAAACAAGTAATTGATTTTGCTCGTCCAAGCGTAAGTTTTGATGATATTACAATTGATATCTATAATTCAAAAGTACGTATGGCTGGTAAGCATACGTGGGATGATACTACAGTTAACTTACGTGACGATGCTGCTGGCAACGTTGCCAAACTAGTTGGCGAACAGTTACAGAAGCAGTTTGATTTTATGGAAATGAGTTCAGCTGCTTCTGGTATTGACTATAAATTTATTACACGTTGCGAAATCCTAGATGGTGGCAACGGTGCTAACGAAGCAAACGTACTAGAAACTTGGGAACTATATGGTTGCTACTTAACTAGCGTTAACTATAACGAGTTAGCGTATAGTGATAGTGCTCCAGTTACAATGGGTTTAAACATTCGCTTTGATAACGCACTACAAACTCCGCTAGAAAGTGGATTAGGTACAAACGTAGGACGTACTCTAGGTTCAGTAGTTACTGGTTAATAAACAATGGGATTTGGTAGCACGCTTAGTAATTTACTAAGTGGTACTGGCACTAGTTTTGTACAAGGACTTTTTGGCAGCGACTACTTAAAAGATTATAAACACGCAAGTAAAACGTTCTTATCGGACGGTTATGCACTTGCGCCGCAAACCAAATACCTATTCCATGTTTATTTTACAATAAACAGTGATGTGATTCCTGGTTTAGCTCAAGCACTAGGAACCTCGGCTACTGATAGAGCCACTATTGGTATGATGGTCAAAACCGCCGACTTGCCGCGGTTCAGTGTTGATACTGCCGAGCTAAACCAGTACAATCGCAAACGACACGTGCAGACTAAAATTAACTATGCACCATTAAATATTACGTTTCATGATGACGGTAGTGATCTAGTTCGAAGTATGTGGTATAATTATTATACCTACTATTTCTCAGATGCAAAACACAGTTATGATGGTGTTGGTACTGATACAAGTACTGGATTAAGTAACGGTCAGTTTGATTATAATCGCAGAGATATTTACGATAACTTACGAAATGTCAACGAATGGGGGTATCAAGGCACCGGCCCAAGTGATTATAAACCAAACTTCTTTAAAGACATTAAAATCTATGGCTTAAACAGAGGAAACTTTGTACAGTATACATTGATTAATCCAACAATTACAGACTGGGCACATGATCAGTTTGATTATGCAAACAGTGGTGGGACGATGGTTAATCAGATGACAGTTAAATATGAAACAGTTAAATATCAGCGTGGTCAAATCAAAGGCGGCGCTGTACGTGGCTTTGGTGAAGGCGCGATGTATGATACCGACCCAAGCAAACTTTCAAAACCAGGCACAACAGATACAATATTTGGTCAAGGTGGGTTAATTGATGCAGGTGCTGATATTATCAGTGATCTGCAAAATGGTAATATTTTAGGTGCTGCATTGACAGCAGGCACTGCCTGGAACACATACAAAGACTCTGATTTAGGCAGTATGTTTGCCGAGGAAGGCATGGCGCAAGTGGGACTTGCAGCAGTAACAGCACTCAATAACCAAAGTGTGCAAAATGCAGTTAGTAATTTTGTTTTTCCAAAAGCCGAAGTTGCAACCAACAATTCCCCATTAGGATCCTCAACTACTGTAAGCAACAGTGGATTTACGAGTGCAACAAACTGGACCAATCCTAATACAGGATCAACATTTGTAACTACTAGTGGAACATTAACAGGAACTAACCCAATAGCTAAACCGTGGGTAAATCCAAATTTACCAGCAACTGATACAACATTAAAATCAAGTACACAACCGGTCGATGTATTAAGTAATGGTAGTTCTATTAATTATTATTGGGAAGAATAATGTCAACGGTAAATATTCAACGCTCGACCGACACAACAAAAATATACGACAAGTTTTATAATGTGGAACTTGTTGTAAGTACTTCTGAATATGATCTTACGGTTTCATTTTTTAAAAAAATGATGACCGATCCTGCTCTCGCTGAACAGTTTGCAGCCAGCATTTTTCAGATTGCCAAAGATACTGGTGTTTCTGTGCAAACATATCTAGAAAATCTCAAAGGTCAAAATGAAATGCAATTGACAATGAGCATGGCATATTATTTGAATAGCACACGGTCTAACTCAACACTTTTGGGGGTTGGGCATGTTATTACACCAAATTATTATGCTGCGAGGAATGTAGCGATCTAAAATGGCTAAACCTAAATTTTCACAAGGAATTTATGAAGTTCGCAATGCCAACAAATATGTGGGCAAAGGCAAACCACGCTATCGCAGCAGTTGGGAACTTTCATTTATGCATTTTTGTGACAATAATGAACACATTTTACAGTGGGCAAGCGAAGCCATTAGTATTCCTTATCGCAATCCACTAACCGGAAAAGCTACACAGTATGTTCCAGATTTTTTTGTTTTGTATCGAACAAAAAACAACAAACAGGTGGCTGAACTGATCGAAATTAAACCAAAAGGCCAATCAATGTTGACTGAAAAACAAAATGCCAATCAGCGTGCTGTTGTTGCAGTAAATCACGCCAAATGGGAAGCAGCGCAACATTGGTGTAAACGCCAGGGATTAATCTTCCGTGTGATTACTGAAGACCAAATCTTCCACCGCTAAATATTGTCATGACACGCAAGCTCGAAGAACTTTTTGATCTACCTCCCTCAACTAATGATTCAGATGAACATAGTATCATAGAAGAACCCGAAGAATCATTTGGTGTTCCGCAAACATACGAAGGGTATAGCAATCTAGAAAAAATTGATGCTGCTTTGCCTGCTGTTAAAAATCTTGAAGCATCTGACAAAGAAATGGATCAACTTGCTGAAACAGCAATGAAAACATATCAAGATTTAGTTGATTTAGGTATGAATGTTGAAGCACGATTTAGCTCAGAAATTTTTTCAGTAGCAAGCTCATTGCTTGGACACGCTATTACCGCTAAAACTGCTAAGATGAATAAGAAACTTAAAATGATTGATCTACAATTAAAGAAGGCAAAACTTGATGCTGACAGAGGCGACGCTGACAGCGAGACAGCATCTGGACACGTGTTGGATCGCAATGAGCTTCTTGAAAAACTGTTGAATTCAAATAAAAAACAATGACGCATAAATATACTTAACTCAGGAGTTAAGATAATGCGCTCGCTAACAGAATTTTTAACAGAATCTAAAAAGAATTACGAATATCGTATCAAAATCGCAGGCGATTGCCCTAAAGAACATGTCGATGCACTAAAAAAACTTTTTGCTAAGTTTAACATGGTTAGCATGAGCGACATGAAAACCACCCCAGTGACGAAATGTCCATATGATTTTCCAGGCTTAGAAAACGAGTCTGTGAATATTTTTGATGTGGTTTTTGAATATCCAGCAAGCACAGGGCAATTAGCAGAATTAATGCAAAAATTAGGTATTTCTGAAAATCGTGTTGTAATTTTAGATCGTAGATTTAACGATAGCATGGATGCAGAAGTTGCTGCTAAAGAACATGAAGGTGCATTGTTAGACGACGCTGCGTTGCCTCCTCAAACAACAGAACAAAAAGACGCAGCAGACGCATATGGCAACAGTTTCCAAGATGTAGTTAAGGATATGGAAACTCGTAAATATGAAATTGCCGGCGGCGAAACTACCGCAGCATCAACCACAAACGATTTGCCGCAAGGCACAAAGAGTCCTGTTGGAAGCTAAAATGAACTTATATACAATAATTAAGAAATTAAATAATATATCTAGTTTGACTGAAGCATCTGATGATAATGATGATGATTTAGCGGATTTGGAACGTCAAGCAGCCCAAATCAGAGCCGGTGGAGGACAATACGCATTTGCAAAAGACAAATCATCACCAAAATCAATAGATGATTGTAATCCAGACGATGAAGAATGTTTACAAAAATTTCAATATTCTGGAAAACATCCTTCGCAAGTGCGCGGCGGTAGTGAACCACCAGAATTTCAGTTTAAAAAACGTCCAACAAGTGCAGTAATTAACCAAACAGAAACTGAGATTAAGAAACAACTGATAAATTATATTCAGGAGGCTGAATATGAATGGTTATCAACCTATCCTGATTCAGCACACGGGGCAATTATACGTCAAATTCAAAGAGTCGCCAAAGAATGGGCACCGACTTTAGAAGAATGGTACACAGAACAAGATTATACCGATAGCAAGTTAGTCTCAGCTCACAAAACAGATGGCAATATAGATTATTATATACCAGGTGAAACACCATTAACTGCTATGTTCATCAGTGTGCAATCTAATCTATCACCAGGATCAGCATACTGGAGAATGGAAGAAAGTGTAGAAAATAAAAAAGAACTTTCTGAAAATACAGCAACAGTTTTTAGTGATGCAAAAGGACATCATTTAAAGAATGCAGATGGTGAAGTTGTGCAAACTTTTGAAAACACTCCAGAAGGGTTGCGACAAGCACGCAATGCGCTGTATGCTAATTATACAGCTTTGAACGTCAAAACATCTAAGGAAAATAACATGAGTGAATTTGAAGAAAGATTTAATACAGCTCTTAATGAGTCTTTAACAGTTAACACATCAGCTGGCACAGATATGCCAGATACAGTCAATGTTACTGCAACAGATGAAGATGCACATGCGCTAGTGGCCATTTTGAAAGCAGCTGGTTTACCATACAAAGAGCAAGAAGCAAAAATCATCACAACAACTCCTTGCGGAGAGCAAGTTGAAGAAGAATATGCTAATGAACCAGATAAAAAAAACATGAGTGTTGATTATATGGTTAATCAGTTATCGGGCGGATTAGGCAAACAACAAAAAATGTATCGTAAGGAATATCCAGGTGATAATCCAATGGCAGTAAATGAAGAGAATCTAATGCGTGGACTTTGGAATTTATACAAGGAAGTAAAATAATGACTGAAGCGGAAATTCTCAAACGATATCAAGACATTCTTTCTAGAGATTATATGTTAACTGAAAATCCATATAGTAAAGTTGTTGAAGGGTATAGTAGTAAACGAGAAGCTCAGGCATATCTTGTACGTGTATATAAAGAAAACGATTACAGTATGACTTATGACGAATGGTTAGATGATATTCGTTCAGGGGATTACTCACCTGCATTAAAGAAAGCAGTAGCCAAACTTGATGAAAGTTTGGATGAAGCAGATGGCGAAGGCAAGCGTTATTGGGTAACTGTTGGCATGATGATGTATGCTGATAGCGATGAAGAAGTAGTTGAGAAAGCAGAAGCATTTGCAAGTAGTTTAAGAGCAAAACAAGATAACCGTGCCACTGTAATGAGTGTATACGAAAATCCGTTTGGTTCTTTAACAGATCGTAAAGTAATGGATAAAGGTGATTAATGAAAAAACTTGCTGATTACATTTTGAATTCACAAAAACCACGCATTGGAGATAGCGTGGTTATTAGTGTCAACGATGAGTATGTAATTGAAAGCAAGATTACCAATGTAGCAGATAGTATTACTATTGTAATGGATGCCGCTACAAACGAGGTGTTAAAACACGCCATTGCTAATGAAGCAAGAGGCAAAACGGTAGTAGATTTTGACCGCATTGGACGTTACAGCAAATGGGGTCGTGCGTTACTTAACGTGCTAAAATACTCGCACAATCCAAAAATAATGGATAAGCACCAAACCGATAATGATATTGTCCTCATTATTCAGGACCATATTTTAAATCAAATTTTAGAAAAAGAAGGAACTGGTGTTACATCAAATCAGATTGCATTATATGCTAAAGCAATTCCTGAGTTAGACTATCAATGGGCGCCAAAAAGCAAACAGCACATTATTACTATTCCAAAGGATTTAAAATTAGCTGCTTTTCCTGGTATTAAAGAAGTTAGCGAAAGCCAACTAACATTTGAAAATGGAAATTGGCATTTAAAATACCAAACAACCAAAACAGTAGCTTCTATTGTTAGTGAAACAAGACAACATTTTAAAGAAGTACTAAGCGAAGCAAGAATAGGAAGAATGCCATTAAATTACTGGGAAGCAAACCCAGGATCTGTTTATACAGCAGACAAGTATTATGACATGTATCGTGCTTCAATGCTCATGGGCCGATTGTCAACTGAACAATCAAACGAAGATTTTGCCGATATAGATGCATATAGTTGGATTAATAATGCACCAATGATGGTTACTTACACACCAGAAGAATATGAAATGGCTAAACGTGCATTTGCCTTTATGGGTGTTCCAATGAAAATGCATGTTCCACCAGGCAGTGACGAACCGTCGGCCGTAAATAAAATATCTCCATTTAAGCCATTTAAAGGATATAATGGCGCTCAACGCCGTTCCAAATAAGTATTCATATGAATAAAACTTACTGTGCCGCTCCGTGGCATGGGTTGCACATCAATCCTTTCGGAAATGTAAAAACTTGCTGTGCAGGTGATCCTAATATATTGGGAAATCTTAACACGCAGGGCATTAACGAAATTCTTCACGGAAAAAAGTTACAAGAAATTCGAGCCACACTTAAACAAGGTCGTATGCACGAAGAATATTGTTATAATTGTATTCAAGCAGAACGATACGGGCGCAGTGAACGAGATTGGCACAATTCGGTTAGTGAGGATTTTGATCCAACTTCAGCCGAATTAGATTATCATAGACCTGTATTGGTTGATGTACGTTGGAACATCACTTGCAATCAAAGTTGTAATTATTGTGGAGACAAATGCAGTTCAAAATGGGCAACGTTAAAAGGAATTCCATTTAAATCACAAGTTCGTCCTTATTATCAACAAGTACATAATTATTTAGAACAGTATCAAAATTGGATGCGAGAAGTAGCTCTAGTTGGCGGAGAGCCGTTGTTGTTACCTGAAAATGAACGTCTATTAGATATTATTCCAGATGATATCACTGTTACAGTTATCACTAATCTTAGTATGGATCTGTCTAAGAATAAAGTTTTTAAAAAATTAGAAAATCGATCGCATGTGGGATGGAGTTTAAGTTTTGATAACATAAATGAACGCTATGAATATGTTAGGTATGGTGGCAAGTGGGATCAATTGGAACACAATATACAGAAACTAAGATCATTGTTTAATCAAGGACATTGGGGTGGTATTCATGCGGTTTATAACTTGTATAATGCAACATGTTTGAATGAATTCACTGATTGGGCACGCAGCCAACAATTAGAAATACAATGGCAAAGTTTATATCAGCCATCATATCTGGATCCGCTCAAGCATAACAAGCAAGTCAAACAACTGGCAATTAACGAAATAGAAAAATTACTAGACAGAACAGATTTAACCGTTGGTGAACGTGATTTCTTTATATCAGCACTAAATAATTTTAACAGTGCTGAAGAACAAGACGAAGCGTTGAAGCTCGCACAGCACATACATGATATAGAAACACTATATCATACTGATAAAGCAGGCTATTTTCTCCAATTGTGGCCTGAACTGGCTTGTGCCTTAGGACCATTATAGGCACGGCTTGTGGCAAAATCCACAGGCGTCTGGTGCTAGCTACCCAGAAGCAACTCTCGCTACCATTGCTTTTAAAGT